GCCGACATCTTCGGCGAGGCCAAGCCGCTGCTCAGTGATTGGGGCAATGCGCGGCAGCGGGACGACATCATCAAGGCTTTGATGGCGTTTCCGTCCGAGACGCTGCCGGCGGCCGACGTCACGGTCAACGGCATTCTGTATGCCGCGGCCGAGGCGGGGCAGGCGGCCACGGCCAATGCCTGGCTGACGGCGAATGCGGATCGCGTCCAGTACGGCGCGCTGCGTGCCAACGGCGTCAGCAACGTGCATGCCACGGCGCTGGCGACGCTCGATGTGACGGCCGACAAGTTCACGGCGGCGAACCTGTCGCTGCTGAAGCGTGTCGCGCTCAACGCCGATCCTCATATCCGTCCCTACAAGACCAAGGACGGTTATGAGTATTATGTGGCGTTCGCCGGCACCAACACCTTCCGCGATCTCAAGCTCGATATGCAGACGGTCAACAAGGACGCGCGTCCGCGTGAGGACAACGGGGTCAGCAAGAACCCGCTATTCCAGGACGGCGATCAGATCTATGACGGCGTGATCGTGCGCCAGGTGCCGGAGATTTCCAACTTCGTCACCTCGTCCTGGACCGGCCTGACCACGGCCGGCACCACCAGCAACCGCGTCGAGCCGGTGTTTCTGTGCGGGCAGCAGGCGGCGGCGATCGTGTGGGGCCGCATGGCGAAACCCACGTTTAGAAAAGAAGATGACTACCAGCACATTACGGGCACCGGCGTCGAGATGGCGTATGGCGTCGCCAAGATGTTCTCGAAGCATCCGATGACCGGCAGCGCACTTGTACAATCTGGGCTTGTGACCGGATTTTATGCAAGCTCCGCGGATTAACGACAACTGGAGGGCAGGGAAACCTGCCCTCCTTTTTCTGTTGAGGGCAAGCCATGGTCGATGTCAGTAAAACCCGCGAGGATCTGATCCACCGGGCGGCGACCGAGGTCGGCGCGCTGGCGTCGGGGCAGAGCCTGTCCGCGGAGGACTTTGCGACGATCGACAACCTAGTGGATCCGCTGGTGCAGCAACTGTCGTTCGACGGCGTGGTGCATGTGCAGGACACCGACGCCATCCAGCCGGAGCATTTCCTGCCGCTGGCGCGACTGTTGGCGAACGAGAGCGCGATTTCGTTTGGGCAGGCGTACAGCAAGGACGTGAAGGCGATCAACGAGACGCAATTGCTGCGGATTACGGCGATGCGGCCGACGTATGAAACGTTAGAGAACGACTTTTTCTGATGACAGCGATCGTGCTCCCCACCACCACAATGCCGGGGCAAAACGAGCAAGAGAGTGGCGGGCGGCTGATCAATTGCTTTGTCGAGAGCCTGGGCGAGACGGGGCCGAGCAAATTCAAGATCGTGCGGGTGCCGGGAATGGACGAGTGGGGCACGACGCCACTGACTAATTTCCGCGGCGCGCTGCAGGTGAATAATACGCTCTACGCGGCGTTCAACGGCGACGTTGTCACCTGGACGGGGCCGGGCGTGGGGACGGTGACGACAGGCGGCCTGCCAGGGGACGATCCCGTGTTCTGGGCGCGGGACATGGCGGTGACGCCGAATGTGGTGGTGGTCAGTCCGGACAATGGCGCGTTCGTGGTGGCGGGAGGTGCGACCACGGCGTATCCGGACGTCGACGTTGGCTCGCCAAACAGTGTCTGCTATCTCAAGGGGCGCTTCGTGTTCAGCTACGGCTCTGGCCTGATGAGGCAGACCGGGCTGAACTCGACCGACATCAACACGACGGAGAGTGCGACGGCGGAAAGCAAGCCGGACACTCTGTACCGGGTGATAGCGGTGGGCGACACGCTGCTGGCGTGCGGCTCTAACTCGATCGAGTTCTGGCGCACCAATGACGAGACGGTCGGCTTTGCCTTCTCGCCTGTCGCCACGCACAACCGCGGCATCATCCACCGCTACGCGATCGGCGGTTACGAGGAGGGGTTTGGTTACGGGACGTTCTTCGTGGCGGATGATTTCTCGGTGCGGCAGCTCGACGGTTATGCGTCGAACAAGATCAGTCCGCCGGATCTTGATCGGCTGATTGAGGAAGTCGAGAACAAGGAAGAAATCCAGGTTTCAGTCTACATCACGCAGGGTCATCCGATGGTGGTGGTGCAGACACTGGACTGGACATGGGAATACGACGTCACGTTGCAGCGGTGGCATGAGCGGCAGAGCTACAACATGCCGCGGTGGCGCGGTTCTCTGCCGTTCAAGGCGTTCGATGTCTGGATGTGCGGCGGCATCCACGACGCGGCGCTAAATGCGGATATTTACGAGATCGTTACGGGGCTGACGACCGAGGATGGCGAGCCGCTGCCCGTCGAGATTATCACGGGTCCGCTGGGTTCTTTCCCGGTCGGGGCGCGGGTCAACCGGCTGGATCTGTTCCTGTCGGCCGCGGTTGGAATGGCGCCGGGCCTGCCGTCGATCCAGACGGCGCCGAAGATCGACATCTACGTCAGCAAGGATTTGGGGCTGTCGTGGGGCAATCCCTGGTACCGCGAGATCGGGCCGCAGGGGCTTAGTCCGAATGTGCGGGTGCATAATCTGGGATTGTGCGGGCCGAAGGGCGTCAAGTTCAAGTTTGGTTTTTCCGATCAGGTTCATTTCGCGATGATGGCGGGCGACGTGACGACGTCTCCGCTCAGGAACTGACATGCCGACAGCAAGCCCGAAGATCCCGCCGATGCCGTCACCGGACGTGCCTCTGACGGAGCGGGACGGGACGATCAATTCGGATTGGTACAAGTGGCTGGTCGCGTTCGTGGCGATCGTTAAGGCCGTAAGGCAGGAGATACCGTAATGGCATCGTTCTTCGGGACATTATTCGGTGGCGAGGCTGAGGCCGAGGCTGCTGAGAAGAACCGCGCGCTGCTGGCGCAATACGGGCAGACTGGCAACACGGCGCTGGACAAGGGCCTGACCTCGTCCACGGGCGCGGTCAATACCGGCGCCGGTAATGCCGCGGGGCTATTGGGGCAGAACACGGGGCTGTACCAGAACCTGGGGCAGCTCGGCACGGGCTATCTGGATTCCGGGCTGCAGAACCAACTCGGTGCGCTGGGGCAGGCCGGCCAAGCCTATGAGCCGCTGTCGGCACTGGCGGCCAAGTACGGCGGCGGCACGGACATGTACCTCAACTCGCTCGGGGTGAACGGGGCGGGCGGCAATCAGGCGGCTGTGGACGCCTTCCAGGCGGGGCCTGGATACGAGTTCGCGCAGAGCCAGGGTCTGGACGCCATCAACCGGCGGCGCGCTGCCAGCGGCATGCTGGGCTCGGGAAACGCCGATCTGGACGCGATCAAGTACGGGACTGGATTAGCCAACCAGGAATACGGCAACTGGCAGACCAAACTGGCTGGGCTGATCAATCCGGAACTGACGGCCACGCAGGGCGCCGCCACGGGGATGGCGGGCAATGCCCGCGACATCGCGGCGCTGTACGGGGCCGACACAGCCGCACGGCTCGGCCTCGAGCAGGCTGTCACGACGGGGCAAGCCGGCACCAACACCAACCTGGCGAACAACCAGGTGGCCTTGGGCAACTCGCTGGCGGGGCTGTATTCGGGCGATGCCACCAACCGCGTCGGGCTGCAGGGCAATATCACGTCCGGCGGCATGTCGGCCAACAACACGCAAGCGGCCGGCGAGGCCGCGGGCGCCAAGAACCTGCTCGGGCTCGGGATGAACCTGGCGAGCTTGGGTGTGAGCGGCGGTCTGTTTGGTGGTGGTGGCATCCCCGGCGCGGCTGGCCCAACATCCGTTGGCGGCGCTCAACTTCAGCGCCCTACCTTATTCGGTAGCCTGTTTGGTGGGGGCACGGCTTAAATGGCAACCATTCCGACGCTTCAAATTCCGCAACTCGGCGCCGTCTCCGGCGGCATCGATTTCTCGCCGCTGGCCAGCCTCGGTGAGCTTTACAAGAAGAAGCAGCAGGAAATGTCGCTGTCGGAACTGGGTAAGGGGCTTGCCTCTGGCACAGTGGACTATCGAACGGCGGCGGCGAAGTCGTTCGAGGCTGGCGACGTCAATTCGGGGATGAAGTTCCTGGCGCTGGCCGAGGATCAGCGCAAGGAGGCCCGCGGCGAGGCTGCGGGGCGTGATTTCCTGTCGGCGTTCACGCCGGGTGGGGGACAGCCACAGGCGTCAGGAGCGGCATTGCCGGCTTCTGGCGGGGCTGTCAGGACAATTCCGGGGCGAAGGTCTGACGCCAGGATCTATGAAAACGACGAGGCGTCGCCACTCGACCCGCCGTCAGGCGGCGAGCGTGACGCCGTCATCCGGACCATGCTCTCGGAGGCCGGCAATCAGGGACCGACCGGGCTGAACGCAGTCGGCTCCGTCATCCGCAACCGCTCGGTCGGCGGTGACGTGTCGCCCACGGAAGTGGTCACGGCCAAGAACCAGTTCGAGCCGTGGAATACGGCCGGGGGCCGGGCCAAGATGGCATCTTACGACCCGAACAGCCCAGCCTATCAGGCCGCGGCACGCGGACTGGACGCGGCCTATTTTGGCAATGATCCGACCAACGGCGCCACGCATTTCTATTCCCCGAAGGCGCAGGCAGCACTCGGTCGCGCGCCGCCGCGGTGGGATGACGGGACCGGCGTCGACATTAACGGGCACAGGTTCTTTGGTGGTGCTGCGGGCGGCGAGCGGACTCCGCAGCCGTACCAGGTGGCGGCAGGTGGGGCTGTTGCCCCGCCGTCGCGGGACGCGCAGGAACTGCAGCAGGCAGGCGGCCAGCAGGCGCTTGCGTTCCAGCAGCCAGCCCAACAGCCGGCACCGTTTCAACAGGCGCCGCCCACTCAAGTGGCGCAGGCACCGCAACAGGCAGGTGGTGCGGCTACGCCATCAATCCCGCATCTTCTGCAGGCCATTGCAAATCCGTATCTGCCGGCGGGGCAGAAGGACATCGCTAAGATGTACCTGCAGAAAAGTCTTGAGGCGGAAAAGACGCCTGACCACATCAAGCAGTTGCAGATCCTAAAGCGGGATAGCGGCTACCCCGGCACGCTTCTCGATCTGGAAAAGGAATTGAAGTCACTCGCCAAGACGGAAGTGAATATCAACCAGAAGGGCGAAAGCAAGTTCGAAGAAGAGTTCGCCAAGGTAGACGCGAAACGATTTGGAGACATAAGAGAAGCTGGAGAAGCCGCGCGGAAGAAGTTGGTTGATGTCGAGACGATGCGCGAGATCCACAATCGCGCCGGTTCGCAAGGCGTATTGGCTGGCGTCAAGGACGTCTTGGGGCCGTACGCTGACGCGGCCGGAATTAATATCGAGGGACTTTCAGATATTCAGGCGTATGCGTCAGTGGTCGAACGGCTCGCGCCGCAGCAGCGGGCGCCGGGATCTGGTTCAACATCAGACGTCGAATACAAGGGTTTCAAGAAATCCCTGCCGCAACTGATGCAGAACCCCGCCGCGCGTGAAGTTACGCTGAATGTGCTGGAAGGGCTGACGCGCGACGAAATCGCGCGCGGCGACATCGTTTCAAAACTTTCATCGAAGGAAATCACTCGGGCCGAAGCCGAGAAGGCATTGCGCGCTTTGCCGGATCCGATGAAGGCGTTCTCGGAATGGCGCAAAGCTAACCCGGAAGCCTATGGGGCCGCGATCAAGGGCGCCAATGCGCCGAAGCAGACGCCGAAAATGTCGCCGTCAGACGTCGCTGACTCGCTTGCCAATGCGCGGGCGGCTATCGCCAAGACGCCCGCGGCGAAAGACGCCATTATCAAGAAATTGCGGGACAACGGGATCAACACGGACGGGCTTTGATTTCCACTTTCGGAAATCGGTGATTGCCTGTTCGATCATCAGAAATATCAGCGTGAAAATGAGAGCGAACAGAACGCCGAAAACGATCGCCAATCCAGGAACCCTGTCCGGGTGCTGAACCACCTCTCGGCTCATTTCCAATTCCATCCAGATCGCAATCGCGACCGTCGCGGCCTGAATTGAACAGAGAAACAGACGTCTCATGGCAGCTCTAACCTTTGATGATTTACCAGCGCCCCAGCCGCTTCCGGAGGGGCGGCCGAGGGTTCAGGTCAACACCGGGCCTAAAAGCAATGCCCTGACCTTCGATGACGTTACCGCGCCACGGGACGCGCTGCAAACGGCGACAGGGTGGGGCAAGGCCGCGGTTTCCGGTCTTGACAAGGGCGTGGCGGGGCTGGCCGGTTTGCCGGCGGACCTCGCGCTTGGTAGTGTGTGGCTGCTCAATTGGGCTTCCTCGAAGGCGCAGGGGCGGTCATTCGAGGAGGTTGAGGCCGAAAACGACCGAAAAGCCATCATTTCCCGCGACACCATCAGGCCGTGGGGGGCGCAGGCGATAACTGCGGCCTCCCCGCTACAGCACAAGCCGGAAACCACGACAGAGAAATACATCGATACCGCGATGTCGTTTGTGCCCGGAGCAGTCGCTCCAGGTGTTGCGGCCGGCAGACTTGCCAATATAGGGCGCGATGTGGTGCGGATGGGCATCGCACCAGGCGTTGTTTCCGAGGCCGCCGGGCAGGCCACGGAAGGCACGGCCATGGAGCCGTGGGCGCGGGGTCTGACGGCGCTAGGGACGGGCGCGGTAGGCGCATGGGTCAACGCGCCCAACGCGGCGGGGTCTGTCGTCACGCAGGCCGCCCGAGGCGCTACACCCGCCCAGATCGACGCTGCCGAGCAGTTGTTCCGACAGGCACAGCAGGCCGGTGTTCCGATTACACGCGCGGAGGCCGTCCAGTACGTCACGGGCGGGGCAACCAATCTCGGCAACCTGCAGAGGGTGGTCGAAGGTTCCGGCCAGATGCAGCCGTTCTTTGCCCAGCGGCCGGGGCAGGTCGAGGCAGCGACACGGCAGCAAATTGGGCAGACGCTGGGGCAGGCTGCGCCCGACCCGTATGCAATCGGTCCGCAAGTGGGGCAGGCCGCCGAGGGGGTTGTTCAGGACACCCGCAACGCCATCAATGCCCGGACGCGGCCCTTGTACCAGGCCGCCGACGTCGACCGTGTCCCACCGGCTCAGTACCAGCGACTAGCGCAAGATCCGAGTTATGACGCCGCGCTGCAGACAATCCGTAATCACCCCGAACTAGGGCCTCAATTCAACCATCTGCCTGATAATTCCGTGACGGTTGTCGACGCCGTCAAGAAGCTGCTGAACACGCGCGCTGATGTTACGCCGAACGCAGATGCGACTGAACGCTACCTTGCGAGTTTGCGTGGCACGGCTGAGACGAATGCAAGGACTGCCGGTACTGCCTCGTCTCCAGCTTACGCGCAGGCACTCGCGGAGCAGGCGCGGCTGCGGCAGCAATATCTAGAGCCGCTGCTGGCCGGGCCGCTCGGCAAACTGGCAAAGACCGACATGGCGACCGATCGAGCCATTCGTGTGCTGTTTCCGGAAAATCCGCTGCCAGGCGGGGAGAACCAGATAGGTGGAGCCATTACGGCACTGGCTACGCGCCAGCCGGGCGCCACTCGACAACTGGTTAGGGCGCACGTCGAGCGCACGTTTAACGAGGCAGTGCAGTTACTGCAGAGCGGCGCAAACCAATTCGGCGGTGCCGGCTTCGTTGCGGCGTTGCGCGGCAACCCACAGCAGGCCGCCAATTTCGAAGCGGCGCTAACGGCTCTGCGTGGCGGGCAAGCCTATCAGGGGATGGACCGCTTTCTGCAAATTCTCGAGGCGCAGGGCACACGCCAGCGCCAGGGGTCGCAGACCGCGTTCAATCAGGAAGTGCAGGCAGGGCTGAAGCAAGGCGGCACGGTCGCTGAGGCGCTGACGGGGGCGGCGACTGGCGGGATCAAGGTGCCTCAACAAATCAGTGACGCCATTCAGCGGATGCGTCTTGGACAGAATACGCGAGAGATCGCTGACCTTCTGACCAACCCCGACGCCGCCGCACTATTCCGGCAATTGGCAACAGCGCCGCCTAACTCTGCGAAGGCAACGGCAATCGCAACGCGGCTTTTCTACATGGCAACGCAGGACGCCAGAACCCGAGAGAAAAAGTAAATGGCTGGATTGTATCCTTTAAGCCGCTATCAGCAATTTGACGAGAACGGCGAGTTGCTGGTGGGCGCGCGACTGTTCCTGTTCGACGGCGGCACCACAACGCCGCGCGTTGGATACCGCGATAGTTCGCTGACGACCGAACACCCGAACCCCATTGTTGCCGACGCGGCTGGCAGAATACCGCTGATCTACCTGGAAGATGGTTTCTACCGCCAGCGCCTGACCACGGCAAGCGGCGTAGTCGTTTTTGACGATGATGGGATCCCGGTCGTCTCGACCACCGCGGGCGGCACGGGCACTTCGGTCGACCCCAACAGCACGATGAAAACCCGCGACATCAAGGTCCGCTTCGATGACCAGCCGATTGACGGCTATGTCCGCCTGAACGGTCGCACGATCGGCTCGGTTGCTTCAGGAGCGACCGAGCGCGCCAATGCGGACACACAGTCGCTGTACGAGGAGCTGTGGGGCTATTCAACTATCGCGGTGTCGGGCGGCAAGGGCGCCAGCGGGCCGGCGGATTTTGCCGCCAACAAGGCGCTGGTGCTGCCCGACTGCGCCGGGCGCGGTATCTTCGGCATGGACGACATGGGTGCTGGTGCGCGCGGCATCCTGACGGCGGCGACGATTACCGGCCCGACACTGGTCGGCAGCTACGGCGGCAGCCAGCAAGTCACGATCGCGCAGGCGAATTTGCCGGTTTACACGCTGACGGGCGGCTCGAGCGAGAATTTCACGGTGTCGGGGACGAGCGGCAACGACAGCCCCGACCATACGCACGGACAGATTGGCACATTTGGCTCCACAGCTTCCGGCACCCACTCACACATTTACGGTACGGCGGCCACAAAGAACTTCAGAGCTGATGGCGTTGCGGTAGGCGGGGGCGGGCTGTGGGGCAACACCGTGGACGTGAGCACCAGCAGTGACGGTAATCACTCGCATAACATCACCATTTCGGGGTCAACTGAAGGGCGTGGAGCTTTCCATCAACATGCGTTCAGTTGGACTGGCGCCGCCCCGAACATCACGATCGGCTCGGGCGGCTCGGGCACGGCCACCACCAACTTGCCGCCGGTCATGCTGTTTATGATTTATATCCGACTTTAGGTGGAAACAATGTATCACGTTTTATTCGCGCCACAGTCCACGCGGGCAAGTTGGGAGTTCTACGGCGAACTCACTGACGCTCAAGGCGTGCCGGTCGACCTGACCGGCTGTACAATGGTGTTCGCCGCCAACGAGAAAAACGGCGGCGGGCAGCGCCTGCTGGCTTCCACCGACAATGGCAAGATCACCTTCCCGGATATCGGCATTTTCCGCTGGTTCTTTGAACGCGGTGAAATGGGCGGCCTGTGCGCCGGCACCTACGAAACCGGCCTGACAATCGCGAATGATACGCAGACGATGCAACTCAGCGTCGGGCCGTTGTCGATTACTGATGGAGTAGTGCCGTGACGACTTTTCCGGTGAGTATGAGACTTCGCGCTCTTCCATCCTACCCGTCGCGCATTATTGGCGGTGATGGTATCTCGGCCACGACAGAGAATGGTCATGTCACGATCGATCTCGCGCACGGTGACTTCGGCCTGATTTCGTCAGTTCCGACTAGCCCGACAAACAGCATTCTGACATACGACACGGCGACGGGGGAATATGCCAATATCCCGTCGTCATTACTGGGTGGCGCTGTCTCCGGCATCGGCGATGCGCCGTCAGACGCAACACTCTACGGCCGAAAAAGTGCTAGCTGGGTGCATGTTGCAATTGCTGATGTACCAGGATTGCAGACGGCGCTTGACACCAAGGCGCCGTTAGCGTCTCCGGCATTGACGGGCAACCCGACTGCGCCGACGCCGACGCCAGGCGATAACGACACGTCGATTGCAACGACGGGTTTTGTCCGTACGGCTATCGCGGCCATCCCGCCGGGGTCGAGCCTTGTTTACGATTACGAAACCCGGCCGCTGGCAGCGGCGGCGACTATTCCGGCGGCGATTCACATGGTGCGGCTCGGCGGCTGTATCAATGTCGGCGAGGGCGGCGCTCTCTATACCCGCGTCGGCAGTGCGCCATCGCACAGCGCCAGGTTTCAATCGGCTGACGGCGGCTGGTGGGAAATCGCGCCGGAATATACCGTTGACGCAAGACAGTTCGGCGCGATCAGTTCGGACAATGTTGCAAACCGCGCAACCAATACCGCCGCCATCAACGACATGCTGACTTATGCGGCGGCGCGCAATCTGCCGTGCGGCATCTTCGGCCTGTTTCCGGTGACGAAGGTTCTGGTTCCAGGAAATTCGCGCATTTTCGCTGGCGGCGTTCTGCTCGGCGACACCACCAATTCCTATTCCGCGGTGGTCGAGATAGTCGACGCGGTCGACGTTGTGATCACCGGCAATCTGACCGTTAGCGCCTCCTACAACACCGGCTATGCCTGCGGGGTCAAGATATGGGGCAACGCTAGCCTGGTCGGTTATGTCGACATTCACGGCATCAGCATTGCCGGCGCGCAAGTCGGCTGGCAGATCGGCGACCTCACCAAGCCGGATTCTACCGTGAGCGAAATCACCATTGCCGGTGGTTATACCTACGGCACGCCAACGGCGTTGCTAGCCATTGGCACTCAGACTTTTGCCAACTTCAGCGGCTACAAGTTGCAGTCGGCGCAGGGCGCCGGCACGGGCGCGTGGTTGTCATTGCCGCTCAAGGCAGTGATTGTCATTGGAGCCGGGGTCATACAGACCGGTGGCGAACTACTTGAGGTGCTCGACGCCACCGGTTGCGGCGTCGAATTGCGACCGATCAACAGCGCCACTTATCCGAAATCATATGGCACCTATAAGGCGACCGGGGTTGTGATCGAAGCGGCGGGCTATCTGGGGCTTGCAGCCAATCCGGCTAGCGTGACGCCGGTTGCCGCCACACGCGGCGGCTTTGAGTTTGGCAGCGGGTGCGTTGGCATTATGATGGGCAACACGGTGCCGATCATTTCTACAGCAGCGGATTTCACTGGCTCGATTATCTGTGGTCCCAATCGCTTCTATTCGAGTGTGGTGCGAACACCGCAGACCATTTCCTGTGCGGGGAATGCCGATATCTACTGCGACGATGCCGCGTTCGGCCTGAATTTCCCGTCGACACTGACCGGGATCACCGGTGGCATCGTGCATTTCAGTCATCGCCATATCCTGCATGCCTTCAACCTGGTAGGGCAGGCGCTCGCGGCCAGCAGTGCTACGGCGCTGAAATTCCAGGCGCTCGACAACAGCGGCGACAAGGCACATTTTGCCAGCGGCTATTCCACGACGACCGGCGTGTTTACGGTGCCGGTCGGCGGGTTGAAGGAAGTGCTGGTATCGGCGACGTTCGGACTGGCAGCGGTGACCAATGGGCAGTTGATCGTCATGGTAAACGGCGCATCCCGCCAGGGCAGCTACGTCAACGTCTACGGCAACACCATGGCCAGTCTCGGCCCGCTCAATGCCGGCGACACCATTTCCGTTTCATTGATGAATTTGACCGGTGCCACGCCGGCCGGTTCGAATGCCTGGGATACTCTTTCAATCTATGCGGCGAGGTGAACAAATGACCGATGTAACCGGGCGACAATTTACCGTAACCGCGATCGATGGCGATAACATTTCTGTCGTTTGTTATGACGACGGCGCGTCCTATCTGTGTTCGCCGCTCTGCTTCGAAGGCGAGCAGTCGATGTTCATTGCCGATGAATTGCCTGTTGAAGTTGGAGATGTCGCCGCAGAGCGGGCGCCGGTTCCGATTGTCTCCCATCCACTGCCTGACGCCAATACCCGCATTGACGATGGTGTGACTGCGGCGCTGACGACGGTTGTTGCCGCGGCTGGAGCCATCCATGCCATCCCGCACGGCGGCGCCGTCCCGGCCAGGTTTGAGGCGCTGCTGATCCAGGCGGCGATTATCTCCGATGCGTTTATCGCGATGTTGCAGGCCCAGGCAGCGTCGATGGTTCCTCCAGCACCGCCACCGCCGTGAGGGCCGCCCTGCTGCTGGCCCTCATCGCATTGTCGATCGGCGGATGCGCCAAGCAGCGGCTCGGGCTCGAGCTGTACGATCCTGACACCTACACACGGGCCGAGAACGACGCCATTCAGGCCGAGGTGCAGTGCAAGCAGTTGGCGAAAACGTCGGTGCAGATTGCCCGGTGCGTCGGCAACAGGAGGCCATGACCATGCTTACCTCAGTCATTACTTTTTTAATCTATCTCTGCATCTTCGCGATCGTCATCTACCTGGTGATTTACGTTCTCGGCGTTATCGGGGTGCCGATCCCGCCCAAGGTGCTGCAACTGATCTGGGTCATTGTCGCGCTGATAGCAGTCCTGTGGCTGGTGCAGATGGTGACGAGCGGCGGGTCGTTCAAACTCTCGAGCCCCTTTCGCCTCGGAGACACCGCCATTGCCTCCGGCCGAACCGTTTAGTCCGCGTGTATGTATTGGGTGCTGAATGTTTGATCATGTCTACGCCAAGATAAGCCCGGAGCCAAACACGGGATGTTGGATATGGACTGGTTCGATAAGCAGTACCGGATATGGCAATGTTTCGATTGTGAAGGACGGTAAACGTAAAACTAGAAATGCCCCTCGTCTAATGTATGAACTCGAAAAAGGCCCCATCAAGCAGGGTCTTATAATTGATCATCTGTGCAGAAACAGGTGGTGTGTAAATCCAGACCACCTTGAACCTGTCACCTATCGCGAGAACTCCATAAGGGGCTTGGGACCAAAAATGCTTGGGGATCGCAATTCAACTAAAACCCATTGCCCGAAAGGGCATTCTTACTCCGATGGAAACCTGTACGCCTACAAAGGCAGAAAAGGTCGAGACTGGCGCGGCTGTGTTGAATGCAGGAGGGCGAGCGGTGTAAGGCAAAGGGGAAAAGCTAATGGCTGATATCGATCTCCTGCCGCCGCGCGGCATCCCCAGGCTTGCGCTGGTGGACGGGCTGGGCATTGCCACCAACGGCTCACAGACGGTCGCACAGCTCGCCGCCAGGGGCATGCGGTCGGTCTGCGCGGTAGACAGCACGGGCGTCTCTGTCAGCGGCGCCACGATGCTGCAGCTCGCCCAGAGGGGCATTAGCGCCTTCTGCCCGGTGGACGAGCTGGGCGTGGCCCAGAGCGGCGCCACAGCCGACGCGCTGCGTCGGGCCGGCATCCGGCCCATGGTTCTGCTCGGGGCGACTGGCGTCGCCCTGACAGGCTCGGCCACGATGCTGACCCTGGCGCAGCGGGGGTTGCCCTATTTCTGCCCGGTCGACGAGGCCGGCAACGCCACCACCATGGGCGCCGTTATCCTGGTTAGCAATACCAACGTGCTGGAGACGGCCACGATCGGCACCAACGTCGGGGTGCTGTCGGTGGCGGGAGGCACAGGCACCTACACCTTTTCCCTGACTGACAGCGCAGGCGGCAAGTTCGCTGTGGCCGGCACCAACGGCGTCAACCTCAACACCGCGGCGACACTCAATTACGCAACCGCGCCAAGTCACAACATCACGGTATCTGCCACCAATGGCGGTACGCCGATCACCCGGACGATCGTCATCACGGTCGTTCAGGTGCCTGTGCTGCCCGCCAATGCCGGCGGCGCCAATCTGCCTGCCATCAGCGGCTCGACCGTGGTCGGCGGCGTTCTGACATCAACAACCGGCACCTGGACCGGTAGTCTCCCGATTACATACGCCTACCAGTGGAAGCGCGGCGCGACCAACGTCGGCACCAACTCCAGCACCTACACCACGGTTGCCGCGGACATCGGCTCGACCATGACGGTGGTGGTGACCGCCACCAACACCGCCGGCAGCGCCAACGCAACGTCCGCCGCAACGGCGGCAATCACCGGCATTGCGCCGGTCAATACCGTCCTGCCAGCCATTTCCGGCTCGACTACGCAGGGCGCGACGCTGACGGCGACAACAGGAACCTGGACCGGAACGCCGACGCCGACCTACGCCTACCAGTGGAAGAGCGCCGGCGTGAACGTCGGCACCGGATTGACGACCTACGCGACGGTGGTCGGCGACGTTGGCAACACCATCACGGTAGTGGTCACCGCTACCAACGTGGCGGGAAGTGCCAATGCAACGTCAGCCGCGTTTGGGCCGATTGTTGCGACTGCCGGGCCGCCGGGGGCACCGACGCTCGACCTCGCAGCGGCGTCCGATACGGGGTCATCATCGACTGACGACATCACCACCGACACCACGCCCGACATCGTCATTACGTTTACGGTTGCGCTCGTGACCGGCGATATCATCCACCTTCTCGACGGTGCATCGGAACTGGTGGCGCATACCGTCACGGCGCTTGAAGCCGGATCATCCACAATTGAACTAACGGCGATATCTCCGCTGGCCGGCGGGGCGCATTCGCTTACCGCCACTCACGAACGGGGCGGCCTGACCAGCCCGGTGAGTGCTGCATTGGTGTTTACGGTTGACCTGACTGCACCAACCATCACCACGCCCAGCACAGCCAACGTCAACGAGGGCGTGGCGCTGGCGATTGCACTTACGGCAAACGAAACGGTGACGTGGACAGAGACACTGGACACTGGAAACCATTTTGAAATTTCCGGGGCCACGCTGCGATGGACCAGCAACGGCACCAAGGCATTCACGGGTGTGGTCGATGCATACTCCTGCGAGGTTACGGCGACGGACGTTGTCGGCAATGCATCAAGCGCGACAATCACCGTCACGGTTCTCGATGTCGCTGGCTTGACGCGGGATTTTGGCGCGGAAGGTATTGGTATTTCAGTCACAACCGGCAGCAGGGAGTGGAGCGCCGAGGGCGTTTCATTTGTGGAGAGCTAAATGGCACATCGTTTTGTAAGAAGTGGCGGGGACGCCGGGGCGTGGACCGGGACAGTGACGACGCTTACGGCGGGGCTGTTAGCGGCTTTGGCTGGCGAGGATATCTACGTTGCAGCTGATCATGCCGAGGCGCTATCCGCCACCGCTCTCACGCTGACATCGGCTGGCACCCAGGCACTCCCATGCCGCATTTTTGTTGCCGACCACACGGTGGCGCTCTCCAGCGGCAACGTTGTCGCGGCGGCATTGATCAGCACGCCGACTGTCACGATCGGGACGTCAGGCGCATCTGCTCTTTCGACGGGTGGCGTTGTGTCGGACTGCCGAGGGTTCATTTTCACGGCCGGTAGCGCCGCGTCAGTTGCCAACATTACAGTCATTGGATTTTGGTCATTCAAGAACTGTTCGTTTATTATAGCAAACACAGCGACAACGTCGGTAATCAGGCCGGGCGGCAATTCGCAGTCCAAGACTGTATTTGATGATTGTTCAGTGAAGTTTGGCTCAACAGCACAAGCCATCACAGTGAACGCTGGCGAGTTTGTCTGGAAGAATACCGCAAATCCATTCGTCTCTGGTTCCGTTATCCCGGCGGGATTGTTCTCGGGAGCGTCGGGGGGGTCGGCGTTGCTGCGCGGTGTTGATTTAAGCGGCATAGCACCTGTTGCGGGCAAAACCCTGGTTGCTGGAGCGGTTGGCATTGTATTCAATGTAACACTGATCAACTGCAAAGAGCCGGCATCGTGGACACCTATTGTTGGGGTGCAGTCTGGCGATTTTCTTACGCTGGTACGCGAGCGCAGCGAGAACGGCGCCATTAACTACACCAAGTCCAAGGACGACTATTTCGGCCAGCAATCTACCGAGACGACAATCATCCGGACCGGCGGGCCGACTGACGGCACCACGTCAACGTCGTGGAAAATCAACACCGCCACGGCCGGCACGTTCACCGGAAGGGCGAGGCCGCAAAAGCCGTTCAAGTCCACGCCGATGGTAATCTGGAACGACGTTACCGGCACCAACCGGGTGGTGACGGTGTACGGCGTCTGGGCGGGTGGCGCGGTGCCGTTCAATGACGATATCTGGCTGGAGGTCGATTATCTCAGTTCCAGCGCCAGTCCACTTGGCACAGTGGTTAGCACGACAATTGCCACACCCCTGACCGCGCACGCGGCGGTTGGTACGGATAGCTCGACCTGGGCGTCTTCTCCCGGCACGGCCTTTAAGTTGGTGGCGACACTCTCCGCGCCGCAGCCGGGCATGAAGGGACCGATGACGATCCGCGTCTGCGTTGGTGCCCAGAGTACTTTATATATCGACTGGAAGCCGGTACTCAGCTGATGGCGCAACATGTCTTTATAATATCGGGACAGTCGAACGCCGCCGGCCAGTGGTCGGGCACCGTGCCTGCGCATTTGCAGACAGCGGATGCCGGCATCAAGATCTGGACCGGCGCGTCGTGGGATACGCTGGTTAACGGCACTAATAACCAGACCCTGGCGTCCGGCATATCAACGGCGGGCTGGTGGGGGCCGGAATCTCAATTTGCCTATCTGTTCCGGCAGATGTTTCCGACAGAGACAATCTATCTCCTGAAGGCGGCGGTGGGATCGACAGGCATAGCTTACTGGTTGCCGAGTGGCGTTGGGTATAATCTCATTACCGCGAATATTACGCCGGCCCTGGCCGCGTTGTCGTCGCCGGTTGTGGACGGCTTTCTCTGGTATCAGGGCGAACAGGACGCGACGACATCTGTATTGGCGAATGCCTATCAAGCCAATATGGAGGCACTCGACGTCGTCGTTAAAACGACATGGCGCGGCACCGAGGCCACCCGAATGATGGTGGCCCAGGTCAATCCGGGTGACGGGAGGGCTTATCTCTCGACCGTGCGCGCGGCGCAGGCGGCCTATTGCGCCGCCGATCCGGCAGGGCGCTTTCTCAACAACACGGCCGCCTATTCGTATCAGGGCGATGCCGTGCATTTGACTGCGACCGGGCTGGTATCCTGCGGCGCAGACATGTTTGCCAACTATCTGACGGCGCGGCGCAGCCGCATGGTGTGGAGCAGCGCGGCCAGTACGGCTGAAGTCGCGTTTATGGCTGCGCCGGATATCATCGCGATTGTGGTGGAAGATCCGCCAATCATCCCCGGCAACATCGTGTCCGGCTCGTTTGACACGCATCCATATGTCACCTGGTTCCAGATGACTAACCCGCGCAGCGGTGCGATGGAATGGTGTACGCCTCTCGGCAAGGACCGCACCGAGGTCAGGTTCAGCGATCTGCCCAACCCGGCGGGCTACATCAACAAGGTGGCGCTGCGGACCTTGGCGAACTGGTCACTGACCGGCGGCGGGGGCGTCACCATTTCCAATGTCTATTACCGCGACGAGGCCAGCGGGCAGGGCTGGGTATTCAATACAGGAAGCGGGCAGGGGCTCAATTCCTACATGGTCACGCAGCGGCATACGGTCTACCTGAAACTGTCCGGCGTACCGACAGGCGCCGCCATGACCATCGGCAACGCGACCGCCGGTGTTGCCCCAATCAGCTACACCTTCAACGACAAGACTTCGCGAGCGGGTGGCATCCAGGTCAACCACATTGGCCAGCGCCCTGACGACGCGCACAAATACGGCTATCTGGCCGCGCGCATTCCTGGCGCAGCCAATAGCGGCACCATGCAATTTGCCGCCGCGCCCTACAACATGACGACGTTCCATGTGCTGGATAGTACTAAGACGTCAGTCTATTCCAATTCCATTGTGCAGCGGGTTAGCTCGGCACTGACACCGGGCGAGGGATACGACAGCGGCATTGACGTGGCCGATCTTGGGCAGGGCTGGCGGATTACAGGTGTAACCAAGGGGGCATCAACCACGACTGTAACCTGCTCGGGCGGGCACGGCCTTGCGGTCAACGACCGAGTGCGGTTCTTTGGTATCAGTGGCATGACGCAACTGGAAAATCCGCCGGCTGTGCTGGCTGGAAGTAACTGGTTTGCGCCGATCATTACGCGCGTTGATGCCACCACCTTCGACATTGCGCTTAACTCTAGCGGGTTCACTAATTTCTCGGCCACTCCGGTAACAAGCGAGGCGCTCGGCGGCATAACCAATATGGTGTTCAAGTGTTTCAACACCAATCGCGCCGGCACTTACGTTTATGGGTTGGACTTCAGCGCGTGGACGCCAAGCAGTGGCGGGACGTATTACCTGCATATTCCCGGTTATGGCATCAGCGACCCGATGCAAATCACATCCAATGCATGGGCGCAGTCTACCGCCAAGCTGCATGAGGGCGTCTACACGTTGAGACACGGCATCGCTGTGACCAACTCGAGCGGCTATTCGCGCGGCGTGTCGCTCTACGATGGCGTTAACGGCGTCACCAATTATCGCAGCACATTGGTTGCTCTGTTCTGTACAGAGTGCGCGAGTTTCTACATTCCAACGCCGGCACCGGCACCGCCAACGGCAATAGGTTCGGGGCTCGGCGCTTACTACAACGCCGGCGCTGCGTTTACGTTTACGTCTCTGACTGTCTCCGGCTCGACCATTACCGCCACGACATCCGCGCCGCATGGAATAACCATCGGGCAGAGCATCGCCGTGCAAATGGTGGGGTCGGCACCGGCAACCTACCTCAATGGCACTGGCTCCATCTTGACGGCGTTAGCTACAGACAAGTTCACCTATACCGCTGTGGGCACCGCACCTGTCGCACCAGCTACAACACCCGGCATCGGAAGAAGTGGCTGGGTTACCAGCGTGCGCCATCCGGGCCGGGTTGCGCACCAGGATGCGGGCGACAATGACGAGCCGGGGATCGATCATTTCCCGGCTTGGAAGCTACTAGCGATGGTGTTTGGCAACATGGACAAGCCGTCGCGCTTTACGCCGTTCACGGTGCCGCTCAGTAGCGCCGTGCTGGATCCGACACTGTTTGCCGGTACCGATGCGCTGCCGCCGCTGTTCCATGAGATGTTCTGGTTTGCCGAGCCGTATCGCGTCAATCAAATGCCGGACGGTTCAGTGTGGGGAGGGCACAATATCGGGGCACAAAAGTTGCCGCCTTTGTTGCCTGAGTTTTCGTCGGCGATTGCTTCCTATCCGGAAACCATTGACAAGTACCGCGGGACGGACGCGGGCGGTGGGCTGACGGGGCAAACCGTTCACGCCTACATCTACGCGCGCGACCACCTGACAAATTTTCTCTATGCCGCCTATGCCGCGCAACTGGCGCAGATTGCATATGATTACACGCTGACGGCATTGGGCGATGCCTACAAAGCGTCGGCGATCGCGGCCTATGCGTGGGCCGATAATCTCATGACCGACCCGGTCGCGCGTGACGCCTATTACAAGGGGGAACTGAATTTACGGGACAAGGCCGGGTGGACCGAGGCGCAGTATCAGAACGCCATGATCGAGATCGACGGCTATCCGGGGGTGCTGAAGCGCGGCATGGTCGCCAAGGTAGACGCGGCTGGGTCGCTGTTCCGGCTGCTCGGTAGTACGACGGGGGCGGCGTATGGTGCGTTTATCACCAACCGGGCGTGTACGACTGCGACGGTAAGCAATGCCGGCACTGGTCACGCTGTCAACGATATCCTGACACTTGCCACCACAGGCGCCACAGGCGTGGTCAAGCCGATCAGGATATTGGTGACTGCCGTGGACGGGGGCGGCGGGATAACCGGGCGCTCCGTGTTGAATACTGGATCGTTCACGACGGCGCCGACACCCAATCCCATAGTGCAAGCGAGTTCTACGGGGTCCGGTATCAATGCCTCGTTTACGATCGCCACCCTGCCGATGCACAACAATATTGGGGAAGAACACATCGGTGGTTACGATTACTGCGTGACGACAGGAGCTAATGCCACCGCAAAATCAGATATTCAAACGCGATCGTCCGCCAATCCTCAACCCGCGTTGTGCATGGCATCAACGATGGGCTACATGGGGATGTTCTGGCGCGGTGGGTCGCCGGGTACGTCGGGGACTACAGAGCCAGCCGGTATGTTAGAGATGATACTGGCTCATTCGCATTATGCTTTTATCAACGGCAACACGGCGGCAAGAAGTTCGGAGTTTATAAAACTGATGCAGGCTGGCGCTAATTTCATCCATGGTGCAAACCTGGCGAATAAGGCGTACATCACCGGGATGGGTCCACGACCTTTCAGGATTGTCTTGCACGAAGATAGTTTCAAGTACGGCGCCAAGCCTATCCACGGCATCAATGTCATGGGGCATTTTGCCTGGGCGACATCATCGATGTTCAACAACTTCGCCGGCAGCACGGCGGCTTCTGATGGTCCGCTCAATTACAATTCGGACAACACAACAGGACTTTATGAAAGCTATGCCACGCCTGGCTCGGCCAAGATGTGGAACCCGTGGCGGGGGGCGTCGAGTTATTGGGAATGGTCGCCTGAGAATAAGGGCATCATTTACGCTTCCGAGTTCACCCAAATTCTGCAGGTGAGTTTACTGGCGATGGAACTGTACCTGCACGGCTGGGACGATAACGTCTAGCGCCATTTCCACACACCATAGGCCAGCCACGCCACCTTGGCGGCAAATGGCAGCGCAAGCAGGGCCACCAGCCAGGCCGGGATATTATCAAACATTTTTGTTTTCCATGGGACGGTAACGTCTGACTAGCGCGATCCCGGCAAAACCAAGGATCAGCATTGCCCAGGTCGATGGCTCTGGCACTGGCGCTGCGATCGAGAGATTGTCCGGCAGGGAGAATCCAACGGTGATATCGTTGACGATCCAGTTCTCGGAATATAACGCAGAAATGCCCACATAGATCGTCCGGTCGGTGTCCGAAATAGTGAACGTGTGGTCGAAAATTTCCGGGTAATGATAACCGGTGGAGCTTCTGACCTCATCAAATTGGGCATAGGAATTCTGGGTGCTGATGCCAGCCGTGGCTTGGTAACCGTTGTTCATGTAGTACTCAGGATATAGTTGGCGGATATCTACATACATCCAAGCCCCGATTTCGATAGGTTCCGGGATAGCTCCGTAGACCGTGAACTGATGCGGCCCGGTGAGGTAGTGGCTTTCAACCCATACAGCCTGGCTAGGGCCAGCCGACAGCAATGACGCCGCGAGCGCGCAGGCGGCGACCGATAAAAATCTCATTTGAATTTCCCCATGATGTGGCGACGGTTGGCTGGAATCCTGCCCCAGGTCAATCGGTGCTTAAGTTAATGTTAATGGTGTGGGTGTTAGGTGAGGGCGCCGATAAAAATTCCCTTTTGGCTTCAATGGGGCTGATTTTCCCTCACCTTGCCTATATCGCATTGATTTCATTATCATATTAGTAGAACTTCTTCCCCCACCAACGCCTAAAAACAGCATTGATATTGCTGTGAAATTTAGTCCAATTCCCTCACCTTCCCATGGGTGAGGGAATAGGCGTTCCGGTTTTGGACAGTTTTTCCATGTGCTCCGACGCCAACCTTTGACGGTCGGCGGCTCGGGTGTAGAGCGCGGCCATCTGCCCGCCTTCCCAGCCAAAGATCGCCTCCAGGGTCGCCACTGTGGCGCCGTTGTTCGCCGCGCGCGTTGCTGCGGCCTTGCGGATCCCGTGCGCCGACTTTCCGGGGATGCCGGCCTGGCGGCAGGCTCTCTTGAACAGCGTGCCGATCACCTCCTTGCGAAGCGGCTGGCCCTTCTTGCTGGCGATAATCGACAATTCCCCGATCGGCCCCGCCGCGATGGCGGCGGAAAGCTCCGGCAGCACCGGGATTGTCACCCTGGTGCCGGTCTTTTCCGTGTCGATCGTGATGACGCCGTTGCGGATGTGCTGCCGGCCGAGCCTGGCGGCGTCGCCGCGGCGCAGGCCGGTGAAGCAATAGACCGCGAACATGACACGCTCGCGGGTGCCGAGCGGCCAGCGGGCCTCGTACCGTTCCAGCTCCTCCTCAGTCCAGACCGGGAAGCCCTTTGTCTTGGGCTTGGCGACGCCGCGGCCGGCGGTCGGGTCGACGGCGACGTGCTGGGCCTTGACGGCCCACTTGAACATGCCGTGCAGGGTGTCGACAAAGTGTCGGGCGGCGTATGGCTTGCGGCGCTGGATGCCCTGCTCGATCGCCTTGCCGGTGATGGCAGACAGCGGCACGTTCCCGCCGGTTTTCAATACCTGCAGCATGATGCGTTCGCGCTGGCGGCGGGTGGCGAGCGACAGATCGGTCCAGACAGCAGTCTGTCGGTAGAGCATCCAGAGCCATTCCAGGCTGCCCTTGACGGCGCCCGCGGCGCGCTGGGGCGCCTCGCCCCGCAGGGCTGCCTGGTAGGCGGCCTCAAACTCCGGCGTCCCGTAGGCCGCCTTGATGCGGATCCTGGCGCCTTTACCGATGCGCACATACCAGACGGCCTTGCCGTGGCGGGTGACCTGGCGATGCAGGTGAGGCGGGCGGGGGCGGGGCATGGCCGGCATCACAGCACAACCTCCCGCTCGTTTTCAACAGGCTCGGGGGGCCGCTCCCCGTTCTCCACCACGATCGACCCGTCCGGCTTGACCGTCACGCTGCGCACGCGCAGGCCGGCGCTCTCGGCGGCTCTCACCGCCCGGCGAACCTGGGCCTGCGTGAAGGTGACGGCTCGGGTCATTCTGCGGCCTGCATCTCTCGTTGTTTCGCCTTTTCCTTGTCCATGATGTAAGAGCAGATCAATTCGATCTTGGTCTTGACCACCCACAGGTTGGCCTGCTCTGCGGCCACCTCGTCATAGGTGGCAGGGTTTGCTAGCCTCTCACCGATTGCACTTAACTGCCCGATCATCGTGTTAAGGGCCTGCGCTAGCGGCTCACGGTCTGGTGTCATTTGTCCTGCTCCGGTGCGAGGGCGGCGCGGGCTTTTCTTTTCATCAACTCAGCGGCAGACAACGGGCTTACGATGGGCGTGGCAGCAATCGTCCGCAGCGCCGCCTCCAGCGCCTCGATGCGGGCTAAGGCATTTTTCAATTCAAAACCCAGTTCTGCTTCGTTCATTTGTCTTGCTCTGGTGCGATGCCTAACCTTCCGCGCGCCTCACGAAACCACACCGTAGCTTCATCAGGCATAAAGCCACCCTTGTTCGCCAAGATGACTTCAATTTCGTGAACGCTCAGACCGCTGTTGCGGTACGGTTGATCAGCCATAATGGCGCGAAGGTTTGCGAAGCCGTTCGGCTCCTCCA